TCTGCGTTCCCGCTGGTGTTCTGGTGCGACTACGCTTTTCCTGCTCCTACGGTGAAGCTCTGGCCGGTTCCGACGTATGCGTACACACTAACGTTTATGGTTCACTTGCCGTTCTACGGATTCGACGCGCTGGATTCCACGGTCGTATTCCCGCCAGGATTTGAACGTGCGCTCCGGTATAACCTCGCGGTAGAAATGGCGCAATATGGTGGCGCGTTGCCACCGAAAGTTGAGGACATTGCCCGAGAATCGCTGATGCTGCTAAAGGTCACGAACTCGCGTCAAACGACGCTGCAGAATGATTCGGTGTTCATCAATCGCGCGGGCCGGACCAACATTTACTCGAATATCACATGAGTATCTACAACAGGTTTACTCTCCCGATTGCCGACGCGATATCAGACGCGCTCGGCATGGTATCGGCACGCTGGCGCTTGTTCTTTCAGAACCAGCTAAGCCTGAACAACTCGCTCACGTCTCGGTGGGTACGGCAGTTCACGACTCCTATAACCGTGTCGTCGGCTACTGTGCTGCGCAAGAATACGTCGCTATCCTATACAACGTACCTTTTCCCTATCGGATCGCGTGTCATGGTGAATCAGTCAGGTATGTTGTTCGGTACCGTAGAGGACTGTACTTTTGACTCCGGTGCAAGTGATATCGTGTTGACGCTTCGTATGGACGGAGGGACCGCGCTTACTGCGGTCACGGAGATTTACTACAGCATCCTAACCTCGTCGGTGATTGACTAATGTCGCGCGGAACACAGGTTAATCTATTCGGTGTAGGTTACGGTAATGCTGAGAAGTCGCTTAATGTAACCGCATCGTCTCGCGTAAATTGCTATTACGACATCCAGCCAGCGCCTGGAGATAAATCGCAGATTGCCGTATTCGGGACGCCAGGACTTTCTAATGAGGCAACGTTTTGGAATACAACCGGATCCGGACCTGTTGCGCTCGGGCTTACGTGTACCGGGCTGTTTGCAGCAGATAAATACCCGTCCTATGCTGGCGCAAGGGTTTATGGCGGGTATGGTGATCGGCTGTATATCGCATCATCACCGGGCGGCCAATCATCGCCGTCATATAGGTCAATAATCGCGCCGACAAACATTGATGCGCATGATTTCGCGCATAGCGGAGATCAACTGGCTATCGCTTGCGGTACAAGACTATACTATTACGATGAATCCGCAGAAACAAATGGTGAGTGCCTTATAGGCGGATTCTCGATGCAAGCTCGCAGCGTTACATTTATGGACGGGTATTTTATAGCTGGGCTTGCCAAGTACGGAACAGAATACGCATCCGGTGTTTATGTTTCGTCGCTTTATGACGTTACGTCATGGAGCTTGCTTGATTTTGCTGTTCCTGAATACGAACGCAGCACGATTATAGCGGTTCGGGCGTGCGCTGGCGTTCTATACGTGTTCAGCGGATCGTCCACAGAAGTATGGCAAAACATCGGTGCGGTTAATTACCCGTTCCAGCGCATTGAAGGCGCACAAAGCAACTACGGTCTAATCAACAAGGAATCTCTCGTACGAATAAATAACACGTTGGTTGGTGTTTTTAAGGACACGAATTCTAATTATTCAGTGTATTCCTTATCTGGCACACAGTTTAGCAATATCACACCGCCTGATTTACAGTACGAACTAAACGACCAGCAATCCGCATCGCCGCTAAATGATTACCCAATTTATGCGTGGTCATATTCTGTCGGCGGGCATGACTTTTATGTGATGCGAGTACAGCGGTCGTCTAACTCATACCGAACCTACTTTTACGATATGCTGTCTGGCGCTTGGGGACTGATGAAGTCCGGCAACGCGACGCACCACTATGGGATATTTTCATGCAAAGTTGACGGTGTTACATACGTTGCAGACTACCGGGCAAACGGGAAAATGTACTCGGTTATCCCATCGCTTTACGAAGACGATGGAACGGCAAACAAGCGCGAGCTAATCGGCAACCATATTTTCATGCCGGACCGAAGTACGTTCACCATGCGATCAATGTCTCTCGACATGGAGCATGGCGTAGATAGTAACGACTTGACCGTATACCTCTCGCTATCGCGGGACGGTGGGCATACGTTCGGTGAGGAATACTCCGACACAAGCACATCCGGCAACTACACACGGTTTTTCCAGTTCAACCGGCTAGGTCGTGGCCGGGATATCGTCCCGAAGATACGCACGCAAGACCCGTGCAAGTTTGTTCTTATTGGTGCCGTGGCTGACATAGCGCCGTATGGGTGGTGACATGACTCTAGCCGAACTGTTAGCCAGCAAGCGAAGCGGTACAGACAGCGCGCCAGCGTGGGCGCTGTCTGACCTACTGTCACGCCGGAACGAGCCGCTAGACGCGAAATTTAACCCGTCCGGCGTCGGTCCTGGCGTGAGCTATGGTTCGCTCGCGTCAATCCTTACGGATTTCGCGCCCGGTATCGGTGACGCTAAGTCCGCAGCGGACGCATTGAAAGAGGCGGAGTCCGGGAATTACGGCATGTCGCTGTTAGATGCGTTCGGCGCTCTCCCGATGGTCGGAGGTATGGGCGCGATCAAAGCATTCCACGGATCACCGCACAAGTTCGATGCCTTCGACATGTCCAAGATCGGGACTGGCGAGGGCGCACAGGCGTATGGGCATGGGTTGTATTTTGCGGAGTCGCCGGAAACAGCCAAAACCTACCAAGCTGACCGGGCTTACGTTGGGAAAGCCATGTCAGGCAACCCGGACGGCAGAGAGTGGGATGCGGCTCGGATCGCTCAGGATGTTATCGACGTACACGGGGACAATGCGGCGGATCACTTGCGGTTTGTCTTAAAGCAGAACAGCAAGTCGAAAAACCCTGCTCAGTTGAAGTCTAACGAGGAAGTTTCGCAAGCCTTGTCGCTTATTGAGTCCGGCGGCGTAAAGCCGCAAGGCAATCTATACGAAACCTCCCTAGAATGGCCAGACCCAGTACGCGAGGCATCCGACCCGCTAGGACCGCAGCATTTTCTGGATTGGGATAAGCCTCTTAGTGAGCAGCCGGAAGGCATACAACAAAGCCTAAAGCAGCTAGACGACCTCAAGGAAATATATGCCGATTCTACCGGCATGTGGGATATACCGCACGCTGCAGACGGGGAAGCATTCTATATGGGGCTTTACCGTGACGAGGGCCGCGCAGAGGACAGAGCCAGTAAGACGCTTAAGGCGCTAGGCATCCCCGGTATCCGCTATCTCGACCAAGGATCACGCGGCGCAGGTGACGGGACTTATAATTATGTGGTGTTCGACCAGGACATACCTAAGATTGTGAGCCGGAATGGTGTAAGCCTTAAGGAACTGTATGGACGCTGATAGGGCTGACTATCGCGCGTTTCTGGACGAGTTCGGCATAGATGACGAGGTAATAACATCGCTACTGCACAAGACAGATGATTTAACGCCGTTTCCAGACTGTTACACGGGTATTTTGCGGTTTAATGCGTCAAGCATAGAGGGTATCGGTTTATTCGCTAACAGGCGCATAATAGGCGGCGAGACATTCGCACCGGCAAGGCTAGACGGTATGCGTACACCAGGCGGGCGATTCGTGAACCATGCGATTAGTCCTAACTCGCGGTTTGAGCCTATCGGCAAAGACCTATGGTTAGTCGCTAACCGCGACATACCGGAAGGCGAGGAAATAACGCTTGATTATCGTGAGGCGCTTTTGACCAACATAGGGACTCTGCAATGAGTGCGTATGCGCTGGCACTATCAGACAAAGCGACAGAAGCGCGCGCGCATGCGTTCGCGCTAGAGTCTGAAATGATGTCAAAGGTTAGTGACGGCACGGTTAACAAGCTTGAATTCCCGCTTAAACATTATTTCGCGGACGGTGTTTATGTGCGTGCGTTGTTTCTCCCGGCTGGTTCATTCGTGGTCGGCAAGATCCATAAGCACGAACACTTAGCGATGATACTGTGCGGTGATATCTCGATTGTTGACGCAACAGGCGTGCAGCGTGTAACAGGCTATCAACTCCCGTTCGTGTCAAAGCCTGGCGTAAAGCGGGCGGTAGCCGTGCATGAGGATACATGGTTTCTAACCGTGCATCGCCAACGGGACTTCGATACCGCAGACGAAGACGCGATAGAGGAAGCATATACGGCGAGCACTGAGGAAGAATTCAGGTCTTTTGCTGCAGATCAGTTATTGAACAGTCCCGCAGATATCCAGCGGATAGAGGTGTCATCATGAGTTTCGCATCAATCGGTGTCGGTGGCGCTATGGCCATTAGCGCGGGGGCTGGCCTTGCCGGATCGCTGGCTAGCGGCGCAATGCAGTCCAGTGCGGCGGATAAGGGCGTCAAGGATGCTCGAAACGCTTCGCTATGGGGCTGGAACGAAGGCAAGCCATACTATGACGCTTCGCAGTCATTCATGGGGCCATATACGCAGTTGGGCACGGATGCGATGTGGCAATTCCAAAATTGGCTTGGGAACAAGGGAAACATCAACTCGGCAAGTAACGACTTTTGGGAACCGCCGAATATGCGTACCGCTGCAGATGCGGCGGGACTCGACTATAACACGATCATCCACCAGATCAACGCGGGCGATCTCAAGAACCTGACCGGCTACACGCCAAAAGAAGCGTTCGCGCCGATCACGCGCGGTCAGCTTGGTGACTTTACCGGGCTTAATGCGAAGAAGGCGCTCAGCGGTTACAGTCCGCGTGACGTACAGGATTTAGCAGGGCTTGACCTCAAGGGCTTATT